AGATGGTGTTGCTGCTATCGAAATTAATAGTAAGAAATCAGTCGAAGAAATAATAAAAACAATTTTTCATGAACTTGTCCATGTTCAACAAGTCCTTGAAGAAAAATTCTGTGATATCGAAAAGACTTGGTTTGGTGAAACATATGAAGGGATTGATTATGAAGATCTCCCTTGGGAAATAGATGCATTTGAAAAAGAAGAAATTCTTTGGAATTCTTTTCAAAATATTGAAAATAATCCTTTACAATCGCTCAAAAGTGTGATAGATTAAATCTAACAAAGGAGAATATCATGATTGCTAAAAACCTAGATGATCGGCTAGCAATAATTAAAGCAATTGCTGAAAAGCAAAAAAACGAAAAGGCTCGCAAAGAGCGGTTGGCAACAATTCGTAAAAATACTGCAAAAGTTCGTATCGTCGCTCGTAAAAAGCGTACAGCTGAAGATAAAAAACTAACTGATTTTACTGGTGGTCAAGATAATGTTAATCATTATACTGATGCATCTAAATATGCTAAAACACACTATGGCGAGACACTACACGAAACAACTCGTCATGATACAGATTGGGGAGATTACTAATGATTAATCCATTATGGATCGCATTCACTCTATTTTTCGGTGGGCTTGGTATTTGTCTTATAATACTGGACTCGATTGCAGGATACTTAATGTGCTATGGCGTATTAGTTTGGCTGTTTATAGCAAACAATACAGATCAACTGTTTATCGAAAAAGAAGATGAAGAAGAGGATTAATAGTAATGTATGAATTGTTAGAAGAAACCCTTGCTTTTGGTTTCAGCCTTGCTTTTGGTTTCCTTGTAGGTGTACTTATAGGAATTATGCTAATGCAAGCATCCGCTCTAGTATGGATGTTCTGGGATATGTTTATACGTAAGGATATGTAATGGAAGATCATGTGATGTTAGATAAAGCGATTTCATTTGCAAAACGTGCACATGCTAATCAAATCCGTAAGTACACAGGTGAAGCATATTTTTCACACTGTCTTGCAGTTTCGGATATGATTGAAGAGCATCTTGATGAAAATCCACACTACACTGATCCTCATGGTCCAAGCCCAGTTAATGTTACTGTGGCCATGGCTGTGGCACTTCTTCATGATGTTGTTGAAGATACACCATTTGATCATGTGGACATCAGAGAGCGGTTTTCAGATGAAGTTGCAAAAGGTGTATGGTTTTTAACTAATACCGAATTGTTTGTTGGCAATCGCGCACTTCGAAAAGAACTTGATCGAGACCGCTTAGCAAAAGCACCGGGTTGGGTAAAACTAATCAAGAAGTTTGATATTGAGCACAATCGCAAAAGTATCAAAAAACACGATCCAAAGTTCTATAAAATATTTAAGCAAGAAACTGATGAATTGCTTGAAGCTATGGGTATGCACGATGACGAATACTATAATGGTCCAGCTGATATTCAGTTGGCATTTTAAAGGAGACTACTATGACTAATGATTTTAAATGGAAGGTTCATAAAGATCCAGCAAGACTTGGCCAAGAGTTATGGCAAATTGTAACTGGTAAAACTTTAGTTACTATTTGTCGTAGTGAAGAAGCTGCTATTGAAATGTGTGAAAATTTAAATAATGATCGGTGGTTTTTAGATCGTGGTCAAACACGAAAAGATCGGTGGGGTTAATGGAAGTTCAAACTCACGGTTTTGAAAAGGAGGAAAATGAGCATGATGTTGTGGACAAGGTTTATTTAGATATTAATCCTCGTCCACAGCAATCTGAAGTTGTTCAATCACTTAAAAACCAAGCAGGTGAAGAATGGAAGGCTAGATGCACTGAACATTATGCTTGGAAAGCAGCTGAATATATTATTGAACTTGAAAACGCTTTAGAAAAAGAAAAAGAAATACAAGATCATATGTGGAAATCTATAAGTCGTATTGAACGGCAAAGAGATGAAGCAGACGATACTAATAAATTCTTAAGAAAACTTATTAACAAGTATCATTTAGAAAATGATGCATTTACCGGAAAGGGTAATATCAATGACTGAAGATCGTGATAACTATATGAATATGCTTACATCAGGAGTATGTGAAGTAACCTTTACAAAAGTAAATGGTGATAAGCGAGTTATGACTTGTACTTTGCTAGAAGGTATGATTCCATCTGCTGAAAAAGATGAACCTATTACTCAAAAGAAAGTTCGTGCTGTAAATCCTGAAGTCATTCCATGCTGGGACACGACCGCAAAAGGCTGGCGTTCTTTTCGTGTTGATAGCGTACAAGAATGTAAATATGTTTATCGTCCAAAAGTTTATTCTGTGTAAATCAAAATAATCCTTTACAATTGCTTAAAAGTGTGATAGATTAATAGAGTAGGAAGAATCACTTGTCACTGAAAGGACAAAAAAATGACTATATCTATATGGGGCGATGATAACATCGACGAGTGGTTTCGAGGCGAAGTTTGTGAGAATTGTGATGGTTCTGGTGTTGTCGAGATTTCGAAAATGGAATGTGAATTTTGTTTTGGAACTGGTTATAAAGAAGTAGATGAAGCATCAAACGAAAAAACATAAAAAGGATTATACAATGTCTATGCACATGATTCGAGGCGTGCAAGTACACGGAAAATCAAAAATCAAAAAGAAGCCTGGATGGAAAGAAAGAGAAGCTGAACATCAAGCTTTTCTTGATCGTATGGGTGTAAAAGGTACTAAACAAGACTATCGCCATGAGCGCCCAAAATTTAAAGTTTCAAGAGATCAATTATCAAATAGTATTGATAATGGTACACTAAAAGAAACGAATAAATATACAGGTAATGAGATTGCTGGTATTGTTGTAACACACAAAAGTAATCTTATGCCAATTCGTAAAGACAATAAACAGGCAGCAGTTGATGCGGCGAGTATGCGTAGATGATTTTAGATAAACATGTTATTAGAATAATTACTAATAATGTAAATATGACGGTGCCATATTATCTTATGGCATCGTATGCTTATTATGAGAAAGACGATCCAATATTGTCTGATGATTTTTATGATAAATTAGCAAAAAATATCCTGAAGCAATGGGACAATATTGAACACTATCATAAACATCTACTAAGCAAGGATGTTTTAGAAGCAGGTAGTTACATTGGAAAATATCCAACTATCATCTCAGAGGCCCTTAAGAGCTTAAGAAAGACTGCTAAGAAATGAATCAAGACGATAGAGACTTTATCATTAATGCAGTGAATCGACTTCTAAAAGTCCCTCACGCAGCTCTTACTAATGCTGAAATTGTAAAATTAAAAGGTTTACTTAGAAAATTATGATTACAGTTGAACATAAATATGATCATAGTATTATTACCATTTTAGATAATAATGGAAAAACCGATGATGTTGAAATTATAGTTGACGAAGAACTCTGTTATATTCGTCAATACACTGATGACGATGATTTTAATATTGTGGTAATATCACCATACATGTTAAAAGAATTAGTAGCGGCGTATGATATGGCTGAAGGCTCATATGTTACTGCAGGTAAATCATAAAAAAAATAAAAAAAATGCATTTAAGGGTTTACAATCGCTCTTATATATGTTATTATAGTCATATGTTAAGGAGATAACTATGCTTGAACTTGGTTTACTTGTAAGTGGGATTATTATTACATCCTATATTATTGGTCGTAGAAGCGCAAAAGAAGAAAACGTTGAAGGCATAATTGATCTTGTAATAACTAAACTATGTCATGATGGCTATATTCATTACGAAGAAATGGATGATGGAGATTATGATTTAATCAAAATAGAGGACTTTAATAATGGTAACTCGTAAGCTTACAAAGAAAGCTAAAGTCAAGCAAACATTTTCCCGACGTAAGTCAACTGGATTTACTGCTGGGCCAATGGGAAACTTTCGTGATTTTAACGACTATTGCCGTACTGATCTTGATAAAAAAGATATTGCATCAAAGATTAAGTCTTATATTAAAACAACTATGCCAAAGGATCAGGCTAAGATTGCTCTTGAAGCACCTGAATGGGCTTTTACTGGTTTACCTTTTGTAGCTGCTACTATTGCTTGGAAAGAAATGGATAAAGAATTTCCAATGTGGTGGAAAGCCGAAGAATGTTTAAATCGCCATATGAAAGAAATTCTTGGCCGTGGAAAGAAAAACATTGCTAGAAAAGCTGACCTTGCTGATGATCCATCACCTCAAAGAAAAACTATACAGGAAATTTTAAAAGAAAAAACATCAGAATTTATTGGCCAAGTTGAACATGTTCTTGATCAATATGATCCTAAAAATCATAAGGAATGCATGAAGTATTCACTCTATGATGAATTAAAAAAAGTTGATGCTGCAAATAATACAGCCAAAGCTGTTTTGGATTACTATACACCTATTCGTAATGAAGCAAAAGAATTAGTTGAAGATAAAACCGAAGATTTGGTTGAAGCATTTTCATATCTTTCTGTTCCAGAACGTAAAAAATATCTTGAATTTCTTAATCAACTTGTAAACGATACTGATAAATTCATGGCATCAAAAAAGGCATTGCGTACTACTCGTAAGCCAAAAGTTAAAACTGCAGATAAGCAAGTCGAAAAACTTAATTATGCAAAAGAGTCAAAAGAATATAAGCTCACTTCAATCCATCCAACTTCTATAATTGGTGCAATGCGTTTATATACCTTTAATGTAAAATACAAAGAGCTAACAGAATATGTATGCCAAAAATCTATTGGTTTTGAAGTAAAGGGTACTACTATTCTAGGCCTTGATGCTGATCTTTCACGTAGTACTAAACTTCGCAAACCGGATGATTTTATAAAAGCGGTTTTGACAAAATCTGCAAATCAAATTAGAAAAGAATGGTCTGAGCTCACGACTAAAACTAAAGATAAAGTAAATGGTCGCATCAATAAGGATACTATCCTTGTTAGAGTTATGGCTAAATAGAAAGGATGATTATGCAAGAAGAAGTTAAGTTCATGAACAGAGCCAAGTTTGGTAAGTTAATTGAAGAGCAAGTCGTTGATAAAAAATTATCATATATGGACGCTGTTATTGAGACATGTGAGATCACTAATATTGATCCACAAGATGTAAAAAAGTTTATATCAAATGTGATTCGAGAAAAAATTGAAGCTGAAGCAATGAGTCTTAATTTTTTACCAAAACAAAATGAATTGCTATTCGAATGATAAGATGGTGGGATTATGTAGTAATATACATATTTGCAGATATACTTTCATATATTGCAATTAATCTTTCTAGTAACCTTATAATCGTAGGGGCAATGTTCTTAAATGCTTATTATTTTTGGGAATGGTATTGTGCTTTAAGGTGTAATCATGAGCAATGAAGAAATAAATGAATTTATTAAAATGTTTAAAGGAGTGCTACCCGATCCAGACAACTATCCAGTAACTTTTGACTACTATTATCAACTATATAAACACACAAAGGAAAACAAGAATGTTTGAACTAATTATGATTTTTGGCCTATTTGCAAATGAAAATGAGGATTTTTTTGCAGTAAGTGATGCCAATAAAGCAGCCGGTCTAAAATGGGAATATGTTGGAACACAACCTGTTCCAGAAGGTCATGTTGCAATTCCATCAGTTAATCCTGACACTGGTAAAGAGACAGTTATTTTTGTCAGAAAATAATATAAATAAAGGTATACTTCATGTCAAAAATGTGGTATAATAATTCAGTTAATACAAAACACAATTCAGCAAATATAAGGAATATAATATGTCTTTTGCAAATCTAAAACGGAACCGTGGTCAAATTGATAAACTTGTAGCAGCAGCAGAATCTGCTGGCGGTTCTACAAACAAATACACAGATGATCGTATTTGGAAACCTACAGTCGATAAACAGAATAATGGTTATGCTGTTCTTCGTTTTCTCCCAGCTACAGAAGGTTCTGAGTTGCCATGGGTTCGTTATTGGGATCATGGCTTTAAAGGCCCAACTGGTAAATGGTACATTGAACGATCACTTACATCTATTGGACAAGATGATCCAGTTGGTGAAGTCAATAGCCGTCTTTGGAATAGTGGTGTTGAGTCTGATAAGACAACCGCTCGTAACCAAAAACGTCGTTTGCATTATGTATCAAACGTTCTTATCGTATCTGATCCGGGTAACCCTGCCAATGAAGGTAAGGTATTTCTCTATCAATATGGTAAGAAAATCTTTGATAAACTAATGGATGCAATGCAGCCAGAATTTGCAGATGAAGAACCAATCAATCCATTTGATTTTTGGACTGGTGCTAACTTCAAACTAAAAATTCGGGATGTTGAAGGTTATCGCAACTACGATAAATCAGAATTTGCTTCTCAAGAAGTACTTTCTGATGATGATGCAAAACTTGAAGGTATTTACAATTCAATGCATGATTTGGCTGAGTATACTGACCCTACTAAGTATAAGTCTTATACAGAGCTAAAAACTAAATTGATGAGTGTGCTTGGAGAATCAGCAGTTGCTGGAGCTCCCACTGTGGCCCAAGAGCGTAGCCTTGGAGAAGAAAAAGTAGCGCCACCTATTAAATCAGCTCCTGAACCTGCAATGAGTGCTGTAGCTAGTTCAGATGATGAAGACGATATCATGTCACATTTTGCTAATTTAGTTAACGATTAAATATAACTATATAACTGAGAAATGCCGGCTTAATTGCCGGCATTTTTTTTTAATTCTTCCATTTAGGTTATTTCAGAAAAAATCGTTCTACCCAACTTAATTCAGTATCAGTTGAACCTTGAGATGCAGCAACATAATTATTTGTGGTATACACTGATCCTTCTTGCACTGTTCTCGACATTTGCTGATCTATTCGTGCTTGTTCTCTTGCTTGGGAGGCTGCCACAGCGGCGGCCAAACGAAGCGCGTCATTAATATCTTGTTCACGTTTGGCTATCACTGGATTTAACTCTTTTGCAAGTCTTCGAGCAAGATCAGGATTAGCTCCTTCTTTTCTAGCTAAGGCCGCTGACATACCATAATCCCGTTCAAGTTTTGCTTTTTCTAAATTTGCTAAAGTCAAAGAACGTGTGCCCATTTTAGTCCCATCCATACTCGCGCCGCTAAGTTCAGCTGGCA